GCCGATGTAGGTGCCGCAGCGCCAGCACTCGCAATCGGTGGACGGCACGACGTAGGCGCCGCAGTGTGGGCAGGGTGCCGCGTTCAGTCGTCGTCCCGGAGCCTCTTCAAGATCCGGTCCAGATGTGCGTTGATCGACCACCGATACATCGCCTCCTCTAGCTCGAGAAGTCGGCTGATGTGCTCCTGGTGCCACCACCAGTCCCCGGCGAATCCGGACGGGTGTTGGAAGATCGTTCGCTCGATGCCCTTCGGCGCGCGTCCGCTTGTGCGAGGAGTAGTTCCAGCATCGGGATCGGCGCGTCCATGACGCGGGCGGTAACCCAGTTCTTCAGCAAACGCTTCTGCGCGGGAGTCGCGGTCCCGTTCCACCCCGCCTGTATCGCGTCCTGCAGAACCTTCGGTGTGCTTGCCCTCCACCCTGCTACTGCTCCTTCGTGGAACTTCCGCTGGTTCTCCGACGATGTCCTGCCGCCTTTGGCGCCGGCCTCCGCTGCGTCGTCCCAACTCAAAGCCCGTCTTGTCTCCCGTGTCTGTTGCGCCAGACGCGGGAAAGGAAATGAACAGAGAGCCAGGCGATGAACCCGACGATGAGTGCGGCCGGTACCTGGTGAAGCGTGGTCTGGGTGGCCGTGTCGTTCGGGACCGAGTTGAAGACCGCGATCCCCTCCATCACCAGGAAGGCGATAACGAGCGCGAGCCAAGCCCAGGGCGAGACCTTCACCGCGGGTCGTCCAGCCCCTTCAGGTGCTTGCGCGCCTCCGAGGTGATGACTGCGGCCAAGAGCGCCACGGGCAGGGCGAGCTCCGGCTTGTCCGTCGCGTACGCCACTGCAGCACCAGCCCCGACCTGCAGCAACGTCCAGTACAGCCGGTAGATCGTGCCGTGTGCGTTGTACAAGTCCTGTAGCTTCTGAAGCACTACGAACCTCCTGTCATGAGTGACATGGTTGGTACGGGCTTGATGACGTGACGCTCGAGCACCTGCGCCGTGGGGATGCACGTCACGTCGCGATAGCCGTCGCCGTGTGGCAGGAGTTCCGGCGCCACCCGAGTCCACGTCTCGTCTTCGCCGATGAGGAACCCGACCGTGGTGACGACGTAGTCCTCGTACTGGTCTTCCTCGTCGCGAACCGAGTAGGCGTCGCGCCAGATGATCTCTACCACCACAGGGATCGGCTCAGGCATTGCCAAAACCTCCGACCGTCTTGAACAGATGGGGGGATGCCGACGACGATGTACGTGCGGGTGTTGCAGGTCGTACCGTCGCCGCCCTTGGCGTAGCAGTCGTACCAAGAGCACGCATGATTCCCTGCGCGTATCTCGTTGCCGAGGGGGTCATGCAGCGGGCTGCAGTGACGCTTAGCGGTGGAATCGCACTTGAGACAGGGCATCGCGTTGGGGTAGTCCACGCGGCCAGGCCGCTTCCAGATAGCCACCTCATCGGCTCCTGGGCTCCTCGGCGTGGAACCGGAGATGTTCGACCATCCACAGCCGCAGCTCTGCGATGTCGCCAGCCATCCGGTCGATCTGGTCACCCGCCGTCCGGCCGTTGGGCGTCTTCACCCGTGTCGCCGCCTTGTAGGCGAAGTAGCCGTTGATCGCGGTACCGAGCGCAGTGATGCAGGCGGCGACGATGACGACGGGGATGACGATGTTCTGCCCGTCCATGTCAGGTCTTCACCCGCCCGAACCCGACGACGCGGCTGTAGTCGATCGCGCGGATGGCGACGGGTTCCCCGAACGGGTTGCGGGTGTCGAGCATGTACCCCGGCTTGGAGTACAGGCCGACGTGCGAGGCGTGCGGCCAGGTGATGCCGCGGGTGTTGGGGAAGTTCATGAACACCAGGTCGCCGCGTTCTGCGCGCGAGGAGTCCATCAGCCAGACGCGGCTCGACGTGCGCTGCGCCTCGGCGTTGTGCGGCAGCGGCGCGAACGGCTCGTAGGCCCACATCGTCAGGCCGCTGCAGTCGAAGGCGTCCGCGCCGGGGTCCTCCGGGCCGTTGGCGACGCCGAAGCGGTAGACGGTGCCGAGCTCGGACAGCGCCCGCTCATAGGCCTGGTCCTGCGGGGTCTTCGGCGGTGCGCTGTGCAGCGTTAGGACCCGGTAGCGACGCTTCTCATGTTCCGAGTCGATCCGGGTCGTGAAGTGTGAAAGCTCCTGCGGGTCGGTGTGTCGCAGTTGCAGCGCGGCCATGATCGAGAACATCCGGGGTCCGTGGTAGATGCGGGTCTCATGCCCGTCCGGTCGGCGCCAGCGGAAGTCGCGGCCGTCCCGCTTGGCGAGTTCGCGGATGCGGGCGACGGCCTCGCGGCGGGTCATCGCGCGCCCGTACTCACTGCCGGCTGCCGCGATCTTGTGGCGACTCACGGGCAGGCCAGCCGTTCCTCGACGTAGTCGAGCTTCTTCCGCCAGATGCGGAGGGCCTTGGTCGCCAAGACCAGCGGGATGAACTTCAGATAGGCGCCGGAGTTGTACGCCGCCCACGGCGTCCAGTTCTCACCCTCGTTCGACATACCGAAGGCGTAGGCCGCGTTGGGGATCGCGCAGTAGGCGTCGGCATCGGAGAGGTCGGCGTGCCAGTGGTTGTTGATCTGGAACAGCCCCCTGTCCGTCGAGGAGACCGTGCCGTCCTCGTTGAGGTTGTCGTGCCATGCGCCCACATAGCGGCCGGATTCGGCAGTCATCACGGCTACTGCAGTGGTGAGTGCGGTGCGCCGGAAGCCGACGTGGTGGCACAGGGCAAGCGCCATCCCGTAGTTGAGCTGCTTGCCCGCTAGCGGCATCTGCATCCCCGCAGGTCGCGGTACATATCCGCAGGTTGGGGGATACGTCTAGGGCATAACCCGTGTTACGGTTCACCCATGAGATTCGCGGGTATCGTCCTCGGGGCCACCCTGCTCGTCTGTGGCGTCGTCCTGGCCGCCGCTTCGGTGCTGTACAGCCTCGGCTGGATCGGCTTCCTGCCCGGCCTGGCGATGGGCTTCTACGGCATCAAGCTGCTACGCGGCGACGAAGGCTAGCCGTAGGCCGCCTCCCCCTGCTGCGGGTACTGGCTCAGGCCACCGCCCGCGCCCTGCTGCGCGTAGGTGCCCTGCACGGGGCGACCGTAGAGCGAACTGCGCTGCTGGGCGATGTTCTTGATCTTCTCGATGTCGCTGGTGTAGGCGCCGGGGTTGCCGAGGATCTTGACCAGTTGGGCCGCGTTGATGCCCTGCTGCTGTAGCTCGGGCAGGTAGCCCTGCAGGTTGCTGCGAACCTCTGAGACGAGCTGGTTCACATCATCGAACGTAGCGGTGGGCGGCAACACGCCCTTCGACAGAGATGCGGCGTCTTCCTTCGAGAAGCCCAACTGCGACTGGAACTGAGCACCCTCGTACAGGCCAAGGAACCGGTTGTCGCCCGCCTTCAGCGCCTCCTTGTACGCAGAGTTCGGGGTGACCTTGATGCCCCGCGCCCGCTCCTGCGCCTCGAACGCCGCCTTCAGGGCGGGGTTCGAGTCCACGATATGCACGGCCGCGAGTCGCTGGCCGAACTCGTCGGGTGAGGTCTGATCCTGGATGAGCTTGGCGAACTGGTCCTTGTTGAAGTTCTTGTACCCGTACTTCTGGGCGATCTGCTGGTTCTGGTTGAGCGCTGTCCGGTAGTTCTTGATGGCGCCGGCCAACGAGGAAACCGACACGCCCACCCCCTGCTCCCCCGTCAGTGCGTTGGCGATCGTGCCGCCCTTCTCGATGAGACCGGGGAACTGCCTGCGGAAGTAGTGTGTGTTCACCAGCCGCTCGACGACATCCTGCGTGGTGAGTTGGCGACGCACGGCCAGGTCGATGAGCTGCCGGATCTCCTGCGTCAGGTCGTTGCCGAAGAGCTGCTTGACCGTGTTCTTGTACTGCTGCCGGTTCTTCTTGTCTGCCATGTCAGACCGCCGCGATCTGTCGGAGGACCGCGAAAATGCCCTTCGCTTCGTCCTTGTAGGTCTTCGTGTCTTGGAACGCCGTCTTCATCCGCTCACGGTGGATGAACTCGGTGACGTTCATCCCGGAGTTCGCGGCGGCCTTGACGTATGCCTCGGTGGGCGGCTCGCCCCAGAGCTGGATGTAGGCAGAGCGGAACAGGGACTCGAGCTGCGCGACGCGCGGGTCTACGGGGGGCGCAGACGGCGTGCTGGAACTCGACGACGAGCTGCCGCTTGAGGACGACCCTCCGCTCGAGCCGCCGCTGCTGCCGCCCGACGAACCGCCGGAGCCGCCTCCGTTGATGGGCGGCGGGCTAGGGGGTGGTGGCTTGGTAGGCATCAGGAACCTCCGAGTCGGTAGTAGGTGTCGGGAACGAGGATGCCGCCGATGATCGGGTCTCCCCCGTTCTGCTCTTGCAGGTCATACCAGGACCGCTTGAACGCGGGCGAGTCGTCCTGGTAGTACTTCACCCACTGCAACAGCCAATCTTGCTGCGCTCGCCAGCCGGCGACGGCGTCCTTGTCGAACCCGCCCGTGCCGTGGTAGCGGTCGTTCGCGCGGTTCGCGTCGTCCACGTTCGACTGGATCTTGTCGGCCAGGTCGAAGATGTAGCCCCAGTAGGCGTCCACCTTCTTGTTGTCGCCCTGGCTCCCGTAGCCTGCCGCGCGCAGGCCGAACGTCCATGAGTTCGTGTTGTCGATGACCCTGGCGAAGTTCTTGTTCCCCTTCGCCCACTGGGCCACCTGGTTGTCGATGGACTGATAACGCTTCCCGATATCATCGGCCTTCGGGTTCTCCGTCTGGTACTTGGAGATGCCGATGCGCCACTCGGCGATCTGCTCGAGATGCTTGACCGACGTGGACGAGAGCTTGACGCCCTGCAGGTGCCAGTCCCAGGCGGAGTAGAACACGGTTGGCTTCGTAGCGAGGTCCGCCATGTATTGCGCCCGTTCCTTCTGGGTCATGTATCTGTCCCACCACGCCCGCACGACCTTCGGGTTGTTCACGTACTTCTGATCGAAGAACGACTGCGCGTTCTGATAGTTCTGGTTCTCCTGCCAGGCGTAGTCGTAGTTGCGATCGGCGTTGGACCGGAGATTCTGGTAGTGCGACATCGTGTGGACGACCTCGGTGCGGAGGTCCTGGGGCAGGTCCATGATGCGCTTGATGTACTGCTGCGGGAGCGTCTGCAACGTGTAGTCCGCGGTGCGAAGCGTGCCGTCCTCGTTCAGCGACGTGCCGAAGTAGGCGGAGATGAACGGCGCGATACCCGGCGTCTCCTGCTCGAGCTTCGCCGTCTGCTTGCCCAGGCTCGCCATCAGGTCCGGGTCCAGGCTGATGTCCACCAGCCCGTCCTTCTTCATCCTCGCTTCGATCTTGTCGCGGATGTCGAGGTACTTTCCGAGGGCCTGGAAGCCGGGGGCGTTCTCGAAGCCCGGCGTGTCAGCGATCTGTCGCGCCTGCGCGAGCGCGTACCATGCGGGCTTGTCCAGACCATCCGGCCAGGAGTAGACCGCGTTGTCGCCCTCGCCCTTACGCTCGAGGTGGGTCGCGGCCCAGTTCGGGTACTGGTTGGCGAGGCCCGCCAGGAACTCGCTCCGCTTGGCGATGAGGTCGCGGTAGGCGGGCGAGGACGTGTCGGTGATGTTCGAGGCCACCGGGTCCCAGACCGCCCGGTACCAATCGTCCACGACGCTGGAAACCTTGTTGTCCTCCCCCTTGGAGAGGTAGTCGTCCAGCGGCCGGTACTTCATCAGGCCCTCGGACAAGAGCTTGGAGTACGTGCTGAAGTCCTCGGCCTCGGCGATCTTCGGGTCGATGCCGATGAGCACCAGCCCCGCCCACGCCCGGTTGTTCTTCATGAAGTCGCCGATGCCGGGCGTCTTCAAGAGCTGATCCACGAACTGCGACGAGGGGATGCGCGGTGCCTGGATGAACTCACCGTCCGGCCCCTTGATGCCCGCGTCGTAGAAGGTCTTGCCGACCGTGACGTAAGACAGGTCGGGGTGGCGCTTCGTCCACTCCTTGACCGCGTCAAGGTAGTTCGGGGAGTTCTCCACCAAGTCCTGCCACTCCGCCTCGTAGGGCGAGGCAGGGGTCTGGATGCGGAGGGCAGCCGGCGAAAGGATCTGCATAAGCGCGCGCACCTGCAGCAGCTCGTTCGCGTCCTTCTGCGCCATCGCCGTGAGCTCGTCGATGGAAAGCGGATTGCCGTTCTCGTCCTTGTCCATCCCGTTCACCTGGTAGGAGCGCAGCAGCGAGTAGGTGAGCGCCTGGCGCTGGGACTCGGGGATGATCGTCGGCATGAACTGGGCGAGCGCCGCCTTCACCGAGGTCGGCAGCAGGCTCGCCCCGGACTGCGGCCCGTACTGGAACAGGTAGGACGTGACGGGGATGGACTTGGAATCCTTGAGCAAGCCCTGAAGGGCAAGGGCAGCCAGTGGGTCCATGCCGGGAGCAGGGAGCGGCACGCCACCCACCAGCTTGCCGATGATCGGGGTTTGCCCCGAGAACTTGATGGTCGAAGACGACAGCAGGTTGAACGAGGCGAGCGGGGCGATGAAGCCGATGCCGAGTTGGTCGAGTCGGTTGTCCTGCCCCCAGCCCTTCTCGCCGCCGATGTCCCCCCACTTGCCGTGCATGACGGCCCAGGACGCGCCGGCCAGCCAGCGGAACGCGCCCATCGGGACGACGTACTCCCCCGTCTGCGGGTCCTTCTTGATGAAACCGGAATCTACGCCCGTGCGGAACAACTGCATCGTGCGCCCCAGCATCTCGGGGTGCCGCATGGCGATAGCGCCCCATGTCTGGAATCCCTCGAAGAACGGCTGCGGGAACGGGAACACGATCTGCAGCAACTCGGTGAACCGCGACTGGCGGGTCAGGTCGAACATGACAGAGCGCACCCGCTGCAAAGCGAACTGCGTAGAGGCCACATCGACGGCGTGGTGGATGCCCGAGGGCAGTACGCGACCCGCTTCGCTCAACGGTTTCCACTCGCGACCCGAGGTCAAAACCTCGATCTTGGATGTCGGGATGGACTTGAACGTATATTGCGAGCCGGGGAACAGCTCCTCCGGGGTGACACGGCCCACCGCATCGGCCTTGACGCGAAAGGCGATCTTCTCTCCCCCGCCGTGCGCGAGGCGCTTGGCGTCGTCCAGGCTGTCGGCGAAGAACAGCTTGGGCTCGCGCATCCCGCGGGCGTTGACCGCGCCCTCGCCAAGGGGCCGCGGGCGTAGCCCGTTCTCTTGGATCGACTCGATGTTCTCCGGCGGGGAGATGTGGTAGACGTAGCCCTCCGCGTCTCCGACCGCCTGGCGTGGCGTCAGTTCACTGGCCGGCCGGTCCAGCACCGGCTTGACGATCCCCTCGCGACCCGGCACCCGGAACGTCGGGATGCCATCGACCGTTAGGTCCAGCTTTGGGAACTGATGCTCGAGGTATGCGTAGTACGCCTGCTCCGCGCGGCGCTTCATCGCCTTGAAGTAGGGCTGGCGGTTCAGGATCTCCTCGGGACGGGAGACGAAGATCTTGTATAGCCCGTTGGTGAACTCGTTGCCCCACGTCGCACCGCCGCCCTTGAACACAGCCTCCATGCCGGGGCCGTGGACGATAGGTCGGGCGTCCTTGGCAACGCCGTCCAGCACTGCCTCGAGGTCTTTGCCGTCCAGCGTCAGGGCGGCCTGGGCCAGCGTCTTGTCGCTCAGCGTGTAGGCGTGCGCGCCGTGTGCGGCGTCGTCGAACCAGGTGTCGAACTCCTCGGGCGAGACGCCGATGCGCTTGGTGAGCGTGACGAAGTGATCGTCGTTCGCCCACTGCACCAGCTTCGCCCGCGTGGTGGCGATGTCGTCGCCGTTGGCGATCGACTCCAATGCGACCTGGCCGGGAGCCGATCCACGCAGTTGCTTCTGCAGCGCCCAGCGCCAGGACTCGAGGTGCCCGATGTCCTCGGGGTCTACCGGCCCCCAGCCGCCGGTGAACTTGTACTTGCTGAAGCTCTTCTGCGCGTTCTTCAGGATCTCCTCGGCCTGCTCCGCCTGGCGCAGCGTTCCGTTCGCCAGGGCGTTTCCCTCGAAGGCGCCGGGCAGCGGGATGGTCTTGGTCTCCTTGCCAAGCTGGAACTCGAGGTTCCCCGCGCCCCGGTCAGAGAGCTTCTTGGTGATACCGAACCATTCCTGCGCCGCCAGCCGCTCGGTGATGGAGCGAGTGGTGAACATGAACCGGGCGTTCTCGTCGGTCAGGATGACGCGCGGGATGTAGCCGGGGCGGGCCACGGTGAGTGCCTTCCAGAACCGCTTGCGCGCATCCCACGCTCCCTCGATCAGGTCCCCGCTCTTGCGGATGAACGAGCGCATGTGGCCGGGGTCGATGGCCTTCAGGATCTCGGGGGCGTCCTTCCCGATGGCATTCTTGAAGTGCGTCGCCAGCCTGCGGTCGAGGCCGAGGTAGTCGCGTATCTCCTTGCGGACCTCGATGGGGTCGATGACGTAGCGGAAGTTCGTGCGTTGCGTCTCCCACAGCGGGGTGGTCACCAGCTTGTTCGCCTCGTCGCCGGCCGGGACCGACCAGAAGGTCTGCATCCGCTCGTTCTGTGCGCGGATCGGGGAAAACAGCTTGTCCTTCAGCAGCGCCTTGCGCTCGTCGTCGATGTTGAACTTCCGCAGGATGTAGTCCACGGCCTGCGAGTTCATCTCGTCGATGAGGTGTTCCACCCCGTCTTCATAGCCGTAGCGCATGAGCTTGCCGTGCTCGAAGAACTCGAAGTAGCCGCGAGACTGCGCTTCGAGAACCTGAGACTGGAACTTGCGAACCGCTCGCTCATCGAACGTCCCCCAGCGGCGGGCTGCCAGGACGATGTAGTCGTCGGCTTCGTGCATGTTGAGTACGCGACCGGGGTTCACGTTGGGGATCTGCGCGATGCGCTTGCCGATGGCCGAGCCGGTGAGGGCCTGGCTCGTCTCGGCGCGGCGGATGAGCGAGCGCGGCCCATAGAACCCACCCGCCTTCGGAGCCTCCGGCGTGAACGGGACGTGCAGCACGTTCTGTCCGCCTTCGGCCAGGTAGTTGCTGAGCGCCTTCGCCGTGGCGTCCTCGTCGGGCAGGATGCCCTTCGCAAGCGCGTCCTGCACCCGCCCACGGGCGCGGTCGATCCTCGCGTGCGTCGCCCACTCGGCGATGGAACCCTCCGGGCCGAAGCCGACGAAGTGAGCGGTCAGGGCCTCGGAGAAGGCCTGACGCGCCTCGGGCGTGGGGTTCGGGAACTTCTCGAGGAGCTTCGACCGGACCAGCTTCATGTACTCGTAGTCCAGGGAGCGGGTGACGTTGCGGCCGGGGGTGAGCAGGTCGAGTTCGCGGAAGTACTTGGTGTTGCCCGCGTAGACAGCGTCGTACAGCTTGTCGGCGAGGCGAGACTTGGGCAGCACGTTGGTCACGTAGTTCTCGAAGCCGTTCTCCAAGACGTTGCGTATGCCCGCCTCGTCCCTCGCAAGTCGCTCCCCCACCGTCGGCACCTTGAACAGCAGGGACTTCAGGACGGTCGGCTCTTCGAGGCCCGGCAAGATGCGGGTGGGGAGCGAGAAGCCTTCCTTGGCGATCCCGAACGCCCCGCCCTCGCGCAGCGTGCCCGCGCCGATGATGGCCTCCTCGCCGCGCAGCACGCGGCCCGCCTTCCCGAGCACGACGGTCGGGTCCACGTACCAGCCCACCGCGAAGTCGAACGCAGTCGAGGTGAACGACGGCAGCCGGAAGCCGAGGTATCGCTGGGTCACGTTGGAGTAGCCGTTCTCGACCCAGTCGCCCACGTCCTCGCCCTGGTTCAGGCGGGTGATGGCATCGGAGCGGAGTTGTTGCATGTAGTGCAGCGGCTCGCTCCCGTGTCCCGTTGCCGCGCCCAGCGCCGCGGTAACCGGCGTCTCGATGCCGAAGCCGAGCTCCACCAGGCCGCGCTCCGTGGCGTACCAGGACTTGCTGCCGACCCAGCCGATCGCCTTCAGTGCCTTGCCGAACGCCGAGTTGTTGAACGCCTCCTGCTCCAACGCCACGCGGTCGGAGATGGACTGGACCTCGCTCCAATAGTCGGGGCCGTGATCGACCAGGTCGTTGATGGTGAGGGGGCGCACCATGAGCTGATACTGCGAACCCTGGTCCGAGCGGAGGAACTTGGAGAACTTCTCGTTGATGGCCGTGTTCTCGCCGAAGACCGCATCGGTCACGTCATTGACGGAACGGAACGTCTTACCGTTGCGCGTCGCGTCCACCGCGATCCCTAGGACCATCTGGTCGTCCACGCCACTAGATGTGGTGCGCTTGGACGAGTACCACTCAAGCACCCGCTCCACGTTGTTCTTGAACTTGCTCCGCGACATGCCCTTCTGCGAGGCGAGGAACACCGCCATCGCAACGCCGTCTTGCAGCGGCAGGTTGCCCCCGTACTGCGACAGCGTCTTCGCCCAGGACGCCACGTCCTCCGCCTTGATGGGCGCGCGGCTCCCGCCGCTGCTGGACGTACGATGCGATTCGCCACGGTAGTTGCGGCTGCCGAGCGTCAGGTCTTGCTTCCGCTGCTGCATGGCTCCGCGGATCATCGAGGCGATGGCGACGGGGGCGAAGTCGTTCGTGAACCGTTGCGCGTCCTTCAGGCTCAGCGGCTCTCCCGTGACCGGGTTCTTGTACTTCTTCGGGTCAGACGTGCCGAACACGTACTGCGGCGGCACGTCGAACCTGGTGGCGAAGACCTGGGCCGTGCGGATGAGTTGCTTCTGGCTCTGCGGCAATCCCGAGAGATACAGGGCCACGTCGGTCGGGAGCGTCGAGCCGGAGTGCTGCTCTAGAAGGCGGAGGTTCTGGTAGTAGTCGGGCGCAGAGACGATGCCGTAGTCGGTCTTGATCGTCGGCTCCTGCGCCAGCCGGTTCGCACGAAGGAACTCACTTCGGTTCTTGGAATCGCTGGACGACGGCGTGTATGTGTACGTATCCGCGCCTGAGGCAGGTGTCTGACCGGAGCCCTGCGCCTGTGCCTGCTCCTGGTTCTTCTTGACCCGCCGGCGTGCCTGACGCTGGGTGTCGTAGTTCGGATCGAGGGGCACGCGCTACAGCCCTTCGCGTGCGCGCGCGGCGAACTGCTTCAGGATGGCTGGGGCGTTGGGGTCCTGCGAGATGTCGGCGGCAACGCGCTGCACCATCTGGTCATCCGACTCGTAGGCGTGCGGCGTGGTAGGGGCGCCGGGGCCGAATGGCAACCCGTGGGTTGCCGCTTCGTTCGGGCGATCAGATGGCGCGAAGATGAAGTTCTCCTGGTCCGTCGAAGGCGTGAAGGTCTGGTCCTCCGGGGGCGGGACAAGGCCCACCAGGTCGTTCACTTGGGCGGCTTCGCCGTAGCCCAAAGCATCGGGGCCGCTCCCCCGCTGGATCGTCGGCTGCGGCGTGACTCCCGGTTCCGGCATCTACTTCGCCCTCTTCTTCTTGACATGCTTAGGCAACTTCTTGCCCTTCGGTGTTTCCTTCTCCCACCGCTTCGCCATCTCCGGGTGATGTGCGTACATCCACTTGCGTTGGGCTTGACTCTTGAAGGGCATCAACCGACCGCCGTGTTCTGAGGCAGCGGCCCCTCAGCCGCGCCCGCGATGCCCGGCGCCTGTGGTTGGGTAGCGCCCGGAGCAGTCGGCGGGGCGGCGGGGGCTCCGCCGGTCGCAGCCGGCGGGAGCTGTTGGGGAACGAGTGCGGAGATGGCCTCGGACAGCGTGACCTCGTCGGACTCCACCGCCTGCGAAATCATCGACAGGATGAACGGGGAGATCTGCCCCGTGGCCGCAGCCTGCAGCACCGAGGCGAGCATCGCCTGCTGCACCTGTTCCTGAAGCTGGCGCTTCTGGGTGCGCTGCGGGTCCTCGACGAACGGCGAGAGCTCCTGGGCGTCGGCCTTGGAGATGATGTTGGAGCCGAGCTGCTGCATCACCATGACACCCTGGTTCACTTCGTCCAGGCCGGACATCGCGCCGTAGCGCACCTGCACCTTGCGGTAGCCGTTGATGTCTACCTTCGGCTTGTAGGTCTCCTTGTACGCGCCGGGCGAGGAGGACCAGATGGTCTTCTCCACATCGCCGTACCACTTCTCGTCGGCTTCTAGGGCGATCTCGAACGCCGCCTCCTGCAGGGGGCCGAGGGCGTCGCGCTGGATGTGGCGCACGTCTTCGTTGAACTGGCCCTGCGTGGCGCCGATGCCGGCCGCAGAGATGATGGATTCGTTCGGGTCACCGCTTCGGGACACCGGCAGGAGGAACGAGGTACGAACCGAACCCGACACCTCGCGCATGATCTGGAAGTTTGAGAAGGGTTGGTTCGGCTGAGCTACATACTCGTACGTTCCGTCCGGGGTTTCCTTCACGATGGTCGAGTCAGGGCCGTAATCCTCGGGGTTCTGGATGTTGTAGACCACACGCTCCGGGTAGACCTTGCGGATCGCGTCATCCATGACCATCCGCATCAGGCGGTCCCAGTACTGCAAGACGCCCAGGCCGTTGTTGAACTCACCGCGGTACACACCAGTCAGGCGCGGGCGGGCGGTGACGACGATCGGACACTTCGACAGTCCGTGCTTGGCCGAGACCAACATCTCGTACCGCTGAACCCCGTTGCGGTCCTTGGCGAGCTCCTGCACCATGACCTGCGAGACCGTCTTGTCGTGGTACTCCACCACGCGGACCTTCTGGGTGGAAACTTCCTTCGGGTTCGAGAGCCGGGGCCAGTCGAGCGTGACGCCGTAGCGGTCCTCGACGTTTCGCCGGTACTCCTCGTAGGCGTACATGAACGAATCCACGAAGGGTCCGGGGGTGAACACTGGGTCCGGGTAGCTGAAGGAGGGCTCGAGGCGGCGGATCTTCGGGAAGCGCCGGTTCTTCGGGAGCGTAAGGTCCGTTTCCGGGTGGACCTGCGCCACGACCAGGCCGCCGGCCATGTAGTCCTGCGCCCATCGTGATGTGGTGTAGCCCGTCAGGTGGTTCATATCGGACATAGACGTGACGATGCGTTCGACCTTGTTGGCCTTCTCGCGGGCCTCGTCTCCCTCGCCCTCGGCACGACAGCGGTACATCGGAGGGGTGGCAGAGACGCCGCGCGCGCGGTCCTCAAGCGCGATCTCCACCAGGTTCGGGACGGCGGGGTCCACCCGCTCGGTCGTCCCGTCGGGCCAGATCATCGCCCAGTCGCCCTCGACGATGGACTGGACAGTTGAAAGGTCGTCTTGGAAGTCGCGGTAATAGGTACGCAGACCGCCCCAGCGGTCAAGGACACGACTGGCTTCCTGGCGCTCGGCCAGAGCGTCAGCTATCTCGCGTTCATTCAGCGCCACAGTTACTCCTATAGGTGAGTCGTCTAGGGCGTAATCAGCCCTGGGTCGGGAAGTAGCCCCCTCCGACGTAGGGGAAGGGGTCGTTCCCGCTGGCGGGCGGATCGACCTCATCCACCGCGACGTACACCGAGGCCCAGTCGCGAGCGGTGTCATTCGAGCCCTGCGCGGAATCGGTCGTAGCGGTCAGGATGCGGAAAGAGGAGTTGGCGACGATGTTCGTCGCCGCACCGCCCGCGTTGTTCCCGCCTTGCACGCTCGCGGTGTAGTTCGTCGGGCTGGTGTACACGTCGGCGCTCGGACCCTCGATACCCGCCAGGTGGAGGAACAAGTGTTCCGCGTTCGCGAGGCTCGAGATGGTGAGGTTCGATCCGGTGAGGCTCGCGTCTGCCGCACCCGAGGCGCTGCCGACGAGTGAGAACGTCTTACCGGCTGCGACTGTGAACCGCGCCACGCGGAGCGTCTTCGCCGTGATCGCCGAAGAGAACGTCAGGGTGATGTTGTCCGTTGTCTCGACCTGTGTCGCGATCTGGGTCATCCAGATGGAGGCCGTGACGCCCGTGGCCGCGCCGGCCTGGGCGTTGGTGAACTCCTTGAGCTTCGTCCAGGTATTGCTTCGGTCATCGACCAGGGAGACGTGCTCGCTGTTGTCGCCGTCGCTTCCCGAGAGGTTGTCCCCGGCGCAGACCGCCATGCATATCTCCCCCACCAGGAGAGCCACGCTTGGATTGTGGACGACCGTCGTGCTCGAAGCCTTACTGTTCGAGCCGCCTCGGGTTGCATGACCTCCCCAGGCCATCTATCGCTCGTAATACCAGACCGTGACCGTCAGAGGGTTGATGGCCGCCGAGGTGGTCAGGTGAACCTCATGGTCCGCAGCCGACGCGATGAACGGGCCGTTCAGCACGACGCCGGGCTTGAGGGTGGCCGAGGGCGCGAACTCACCGTCGAAGATGGCGAGGTCCGTTCCGCGACTGTAGGTGGTGTCCGCGTTCGCGCCGAACCAAAGCTGTACGGTCCCCGCCGTGGTGCCTCCTGCCTGGATCTGCACCGACGTGACCACCAGGGTCTTGCCGCTGGTCGGCGTGACGACATCCGAACCCGTCTGTGTCGTGGTGGTCTGCACCGTCTTGCTGGTCAACGTGTACGGGTCGCCGCTCAGACCGGCGCCGGGGATGGCCGAGACGATCTGCAAACCATTGCGGCTCAGCCAGTTGTAGACGGAATCTCCATCGGCGCTGACCGCGGTGGGGATGGCCGTGGATGCGCGCCCGCCGACGGTCACGGGGTTGCCCGGCACGGCCGCATCAGATGCGACATCGCCCACAACCTCCCACGCCGTTCCCGCCGAGCCCTGGTTGGCCGTGACGGTCCCGTCCACCGTGATCGAGTTGCCGCCGTCGTCGATGGACAGGTTCCCGCCCCCATCGTCAACGGACAGCGTGGAGCCGTTGTCGTCCACGGACAAGACACCGGTTGAGTCGCTGGCGATGGTCACGCGCTGCGCACCAGACTCCGTACCCCCGCCGGTCACGGACAGGGCCGCATTGTCGATGGTGAGGGAACTTCCGTTGTCGTCAACCGAGACGACCCCTGTGGAATCACTCGCGATGGTGACCCGCTGGGCCCCCGATTCGGTGCCGCCGCCGGTGACCGAGAGAGCCGCGTTGTCTACGGTGAGAGAGCCCGCGCCGTCATCGACAGACAGCGTGGAGGAGTTGTCATCGACCGAGACGGGTTCCTGAATCGGCTCGGGGTGGATGGATTCGCTCATGAGCTTTCAACCCCCGAGATCGTGACCGTCAGCGCGGTACCGGTACCCTGCAGGCCGCGGATGGTTTCGGATGCGCTAACTATCTGCCAGCCGGTCCAGTCATAGGTCCCGTGCGCCGGGATGTTCACCGCCGACAGGAAGTGCTCCGCGGCAGCTATCGCCGCGCCGGTGTTCAGGCCGATGGTGATAGTTGCATCCGATGCTGTCGTGTTCGCTACGTGGATCGCGCGAACCGCTGAGACGCCTGCGGCGGCAGCCGTGTAGAGCAGGGTGTCCGACGTTCCGGGCTGTCCCTCGTAGAAGAGCTTCGGGGTATCAAGCGTTGCCATCAGTCACCACCTCGCACCATGAAATCGAGATAGGTCACACTGGCTCCGCCGACGTGCGTGTGGTCGCCGGCAGCCACCTGGCTCGACCCAGTGCCGACATCTCCGTTCGCGTCGAGGTTGGAGAATGTCACCGAGCCCGCGTGGGAGGAGCCGGAGTGCGTGGTGTCTACGGTGGGCGAGGCCCATGTGCCGCCGAGCTCGCCGCCCGGGGAAGTCCCGACGGCGATCTCGTTCGACAGCCCGCTGTCTGCAGTGCCGACCAGATAGTCCACGTCGGTCGGGGCGCCGCTGCCCGTGCCCGTAACCTCAAGCCAATCCGCCCCGCTCACGTACCACAGAGAAGCATCCTCCACGACGAAGGCCGTGGACCCGTCCTCCGCCGTTGTCGGGTCAGGGAGTTCGACGAGCGTGTCCACGATGTACTGATCGAGGTCCACCAGGCGCCGCGTGAGCGGGTTGTCGTGCTCGATGGCATCCGCGTCGGTCGGTAGCGAAGTACGGTAGACCGGCATCAGTCTTTCGCCCTCTTCAGTTCCTCGGCGCTGATGGAGCGGCGGATGCGCTGCTGGATGAGGTGGTCCAGCTCGTGCCGGAGCTTCGCCGCTTCCTTCTCAAGCGCCTCGACCCGCTTCCGGGTCTTTCTGATGACCATGCGTATCTCCTAATGGGGGGGTCTAGGGCAGCACTACGATGTGGCGAGGAGGGTCACGCCGAGGACCGGCAGGAAGTTGTTGGTCAGGGTCGCCCATGTGATCGACGACGGCAGCGGGAACGACGACGCAGCCTGGACGGCGCCCGTCGCTCGAGCGATGCCGACGTTGGCCGCAGTGGCCCGTTGTATCCGAGCTACGGAGGAGTCCGAGGAGGCGGCCAGGTAGTAGATGCCGCGCGAGAGAGTCCCCGACACGGCTACGCTCTGCTCGTTCGAGCTATCGGCCGTGACGGTACTGCCCGTTGAGGCGACCCGGTGGCCGGTCTCGTCGTAGATCCCCACGTCCAGGTTGCGGCCGACGATGCTGCCGCTGATCCATAGGAGCCGGGTGAACGCGAAGTCCTCTTCCAGGTACAGCGGCACCCCGATGGCGAGGTTGGCCGAGGGCCAGTCCACGTTGACCGCCACCGAGAAGCCATAGCCGACGTGCTCATTGCCGATGCCGGCAGGGCCGAGGCTGAGCAGCGTGGCTTGTTGCAGCGGGCTCATACGGTCGCCCGAAAGCTCAGACCGAAGACGGGCAGGCGCGCGGCCTGGATCGTCGTCAGCGTCAATGTCGAGGGCAGCGGGAAGGCAGACTCCTGGATACAGACCCCAGCCGCGTGCATCGTTGCGCCCCCCGCCGTGAACGCAGCGATGTTGCCCGTGGTGTTGTCCATCGCAAAGGCCAGGACATAGCGACCGGCATCGAGCGGCACGTCGGTCACGTCAACGACCTGAAGGTTCCCCGTTCCAGACTGAGCGGTCGAACCCGTACTGGTGATCTTGGCAAGCGTGCTTTGGTGGTAGATGCCGATATCCAGGTTCCCTGAGACGCCGGTTGTGCCGTTCGCGATCCAGAAGGAGCGAAGCGTCTTAGCCTCGCGGAGCGTGAATGGGTACGTGAGGGCACGGTTGGCGGTCTGATGGGTGGAGTTCGCCGTGAGCGTGAAGTTCGAACAAACGAAAGCGATAGCTTCGTCTGCGGCAGGGCCGATGATGAGACTGGGGGGGCGTTCGCCGGCCTCCTCCGTAGTGGGGGGGCCGTTCTCGATGATCGTCGTCTCGGAGATGTACTGATACAGGGTCGGGTCGAGGGCCACCGGGTTGATCGGCGGCCACTCATAACCCGCCCCCCAGCCGGGGAACGCGCGACGACGGCGGAAGTCCAGGCCACCCCCGGTCATCGCACGATCGTCCGCCTCGAGACGTAGATGTAGACCTGGCCCCTGAGCGGGCCGGGGTTGATGGGCGGGAACTCATAGCCGGGGCCGAAATGCGGGAACGACTTCTGCCTGCGAAAATCGAACTTGCCCGACTCGAGGCGGTCTTGATAGTTGTGGAAGCGCGGCCCCGTGTAGATCATCGCACCGCCCTGAAGGTCAGCACGGCGCGACCCTCGCCGCTGATGTTGTTCTCGATGCGGATGTCCTCGATGGTGCCGAGGTAGTCATCGCCCGGGCCATCTCGCAGGTAGCCGTCCTTGAACGGTACGACGGCCTTGGCTCGCCAGACCGAGAACAGGTCCTCTGCCTTGCGCGCGCCGGATTCCTGTTCGTTGGCGATGTGGTCACTCGAGTCCTGGTCTTCGGTACGCACGACCAGGTCGAAGTACTCTTCATCGTCGGCGGCAGACGCCCACACGGTCAGGCCTCTGAACTTTGGGGTACTCGCACCATCCGAGGTGGATAGGCGCACCCGGACCTGCAGCGTCGAGAACGTGGTGAGTTCAGGGAAAAAGGTCTGGATCGTGCCGTTGGACTGCGTTCCCGCCAACACCCACGTCCCGCTCTGGTCCACCTGATAGAACACCTGCACCTGCGTGTTCGAGGGCATAGTGTCGGTCATCACTTCGATCTTCGCCAGCGCCTTCCGCACCGAAGGGAGGCCGAAGTCGTAGATGCTGGACGTGTAGCTCGACCCGTCCGCCACCGAGGACTGCCGATACGTCCCCACCGAGCCTGCGACGAAGACCTCCTCGGAGTAGGCGGCGAAGATGCGGCCGAACAGCACGGCAAGGGCACGGTTGTGGCTGGGTGTCGCGGGCGAGAGTTGGTATTCGAGGAACAGGCCACCACTGACGAGGTCGTAGCGCCACACGTAGTTGCCTTGCAGCATGTAGATGCTCGTTTGGTACGGCACCATGAACTCCACGGGACGGGGATCGGGGTTGTCGTAGCGGAAGAACCCGATGCGGTTCACGATGCCGTTCTGGTCGATGGCGAACAGGGCCGAGCGCGGGAGCTTGTCTGTGTCGCTCGCCGTCGCATCGCCGTAATACTGACCCGCAACGAAGGTGATGCCGTTCTCGAAACAGACGGCCGTGGCCTGCACGCCGGTGCCCAGGTCCCCGAGCTCGGTCACGGTGATGCCCGTGTCGCTGGTGTCCGCTTGGTAGATCTTGCCGGTGACGCCGGCATAGTTGATGAAGAACCGGGCGCCCGTGGGCGTGGAACACATGCGCTGGCGCAACGTAGTGTCGGCGGTCTTCGCGCCCGCAGTGATCTGCTGGACGTTCACTCCGGTAGACGGCGCGGCGACGTTCAGGTCCCAGGGGTTCGTGCTGGTGTCGTCCAGAGGAACTTCGTAGATGTAAACGCTCGTCGAGGCGGCGTTGTCCTCTGACATCAGGATGAGGCGATTCTGCGCCACCGCCATGCCGACGAGCGTCTTCGCGCCGGTGGAGAAGTAGGCGAAGCGATCGTCGGTGCCCCCGCTGGTCGAGGTGTAGACCTCATTGGAGTCCAGCAGGAAGTACTCGAGCGAGTCGGAGTGGGCCATAGCAAGCACGGTCGCATTGGTCGTGGATGCCCCGTCGTTGAACGTGACGGCGCTGTCCCATACGTCGGTGGACGTGTTGTACGTGAAGCCGCGGGAGTCCGCGCCGGATGCGTGCGCGCCAAGCCAGACCTTCTGCCCAAGGCCGAAGTCCAAACAGTCGATAGACCAGGCGGCGGCAGACAGCGTCGTCCAGGTCACGGCATCCAGCCAAAGCGCCTGCTTCCCGTCGGCACGCTTGACACGCGCCTTGTAGTCGGTGGAAGCGGCGGCCTGGAACGAGATGGACCCGACGACCGCGCTCGCGGTCGCGTCCACGTTCACGGTCTTCGTGGTGAGCGAGGCCGCCCCGGTATCGTCCCAGATCTCGATGGTGGCCGTGTTCCCCGTCACGTCGTTGCCGTACAGGATCTTGTCGAGCGTGACCTGTACCGGGGTCGGCTCGATGGAGGACGGGATGCCGACCTTGATGCGGTAAACCTTGTTCGCCTTCGGCACCCACGACAGCTCGAGGAACGGCGACGGGGAAGTGGATTCGAGCGATTCGACCACGCCCACGATCGCGTTGTCGTTGGCGCCGGTCACCTCGATGACCTGGAACCGCACAAGCTGGCCCTTATTCGCGGCAACCGTGGCGAAGAGCTGCACCTTGGTGGTGTTGTCTGCGATCAGCTCGGTGCCGGTGGAGAGCCGGTCGGACCAGACCACGTCGCCTCGGGTCAGGATCTTGTCGGTGCCACTCGTCCGAGGCGAGCCGTCCACCTTGTTGAACGCGCTGCCCTGGATGGTCGTCGCGCCAGTAGCGAAGCTTTCGGCGTACATCTTGAAGTTCACCTGGACGTTTGAGGCGCCGGGGGTGTGGGCCGCGGACTCGCCTACGTAGGTGTTGATCGCCGTCAGGCGGCGGTCGGTGTCATTCGTCGTGGACGCCGTGCCAGAGATGTCCGCGAATCCCGCATTGCCCTCGACGGTGGAGCTCGAAGAGGTGGTGCTGACCGTTTCGGACAACACAGACTTGTTCAACGACATCTGGCCGGGAACGCGGAAGTTCAGGCCCTCCGAGCGGTAGAAGCGGAAAGCACTATCCGCGTCGCCCAGGTCCAGGACGACTTGCCCCTCCCCCGCGAACTGCGAGAGGTTCCAAACCAGGTAGTCCTCTTTGAGGTTCTGGCTGCCAGGGCGCCCGGTGATGTCGGTGCGCCCGGCGAAGATGGAGCGGCCACCGTGGACGTAACAGCGGCGACCAGTGAGGTCTTCGTAGCCTTCGTCCAGCCAGTACCGCTTTCCGTTCAGCTCGACGTGATGACCGCCCGGCAGGCTCATGGGTTCCTAACGAAGTGGCGGCGCTGCGGGAACAACTGCTCGATGTGACGGCTCTCCTTGGACATCGCCTCTTCGGCGAGCGCGCGCCAGTACGCGGCATCCTGGTTGGCGACGCCGGGGCGAATCGTCTTGTCCCCTTGGTTGTTCGGGCCGGCGAGGCGGCGCGGCTCCTGCCATTCGAGGAGATACGCAACGGAGAGATACTGGACGATGCGCTCCTGCGCAGAGTTCAGGTCGCTGATGGTGGACTTGTGCGCACAGGTGACGTAGTAGAGATCCGTCCCCGCAACCCCCCGGTTGCCTTCGATCCTGAAGACCTTGCCCTTGTCGTAGAGACTGGTGTCCACGGTCGTCGGCAACTGGCTCCAACGAAGCGTCTCGCCGTGCGGCTCGTTCATGGTCGCCGTCTTCTGATACACGTCGAGGAATCGCTCGCAGCTAGAGCTTGGGGCGTTGTAGATGTCGCTCGTCGCGCTGGACGTGACCTGGTGGGTGGTTATGTTGAAGATCCCCTCGCCCCACAGGTCTTGTTCCAGAACGTGATTGATGGCCTGGCTGACGGTGTCGTACTCGAACCGGGGAGACTTGATCAAGACCGCCCCATTTGAGTGCGACGTTGCAGTGGAGCCTCGATATCCGCGGCGGATGGTCACGATGGACGTAGACGTGTCGATGGCGGTCTCGAGGACCTTGTCCCCGGTGTCGTCGTCCAACTCCCACCACGTCCCGACCGCGTGCTTCGTATAGTCGGTGACGGTCATGGTCGTCGTGCCGGCGGCGGAGATCGCCGAAGCCAGCGTGTCCGACAACGGCTCGTCGTTGAGCAGCCGCCTGATGTTCTTGACGGTGGCAGGGATGGTGGTCAAGCCGCCCCCTTACCGACTGAAGACGACCTTGAGCGTGTACGTGTAGGTCTCGTCTCCCGTCGTGCGGTCATTCAGCACCTTGACGCCGAGCATCCACGGCAGCGTGGCGTTGATCCCCATGCTGGCATCCGCCGCCGCCTGGTCCGTCCCGTCGGCGATCCCGGTCTCACCGGGGCCGATGTGGTAGATGTGCTGCGAAGCGGCGGTGACGGAAGCCCCGGTCGCCAGTTGGACCAGGTCCGTATCGACGAACGTGTTCGGCGGAGGAACCTGGAACGAGACCGTAGAGATCGGCGACGTTCCAGCGTTCGCGGTCAGGTTGAAATACACGATCGCGCGTCGCGCCCACGCGGGCACCACGATGTAGTCCGTTTGGCCGGTCGTCGCCTGGGCGGAAACATCTCGCAGTTCGTAGAGCGTCCCTTTCCCGGTGGCATCAACCGGGGTGATGGCTGCCATGTGCGCTCCTTACTTCCGAGAGGGGGTCGTGACGTGCTTGCTGTCTGCTTCTTTCTGCTGTGCTTCGGCCCGGCGCAGGAACTCAGCGGCGACGGCTTTCACGTCTTCCGCCGAGGGCATACGCCGGCCGTTCTTGATCGCCTGCGCTTCCGAGGCGTCCACGAACTCATGCCACTGGTCAGCCTTCAGCCCCATGCCGTTCATCAGCGCGGGTCCGACCTTTTCGGTGAGCGAGTCGAGCCGCTGGTTCGGGGTGCGCTTGCGGATGGGGTCGGGCATGTCGATCACGCCCCCGTACTCCCGTCCCGGCAGCGGCGTCTCACCGAACGCACCTCCGCCGCCCGAGGCTTGGCGCCAGGGGACGACGGTGGTGTAGCCGTCCACGTCCACGCGGAGCGCGTAGCCGGGCATGGTCAGGTTCGGATAGAGCTGCCGCAGGCGTGCGATCTCCTGCGGGCTGTACCGCCTGCCGGGGACGATCGGGAAGCTCACCGAGTCGCGCCCTCTCCACTGGTCGAGAACGCGGCGGCCTGGCGAAGCTGCGCCGCCCGCTCCTGCCGGATCTGCTCGATGGACGGTCCCTCGAACCCACCGATCTGCTTCACCAAGACGCCCGAGGCGTCTGCGGCGATGAGCTCGAGGTGTTCGCGCGAGCAGTAGTTGCCGAACGCGATCGAGTGATACTTGGGGCTGGTCGGCTTCATGCAGTTACGGAACTGGCAGACCTCTTCGTAGCCGATCTTCTCGTTGGACAGTCGAAGGAAACCCTTCTTTTCCATCGAGACCTCGACGCCCTTGCCGTTGTTGATGCGGCGAGCCAGGGCCACCTGGGCGACGTTCGGGGTGCGACCGCCGTGGCGGATGCGTCGAGTGCCTTCCAGCACGCCGGTCTCCTCGTTCCAGATGTCCTCGGTCGTGTACCAGACCTGGTTCGAGAAGTAGGGGTCGTGCCCCTTCTCCTCGCACTCGACCCACCAGCGGCCGCCGGCGCGCTGGCAGTTCGTCTGGTCTGGGCCGCGCTCCGCCTGGACGCGCTTACCGTTCGCGTCCTTCGTGTAGAGCGGCTGACTGTTCGGGCAGATCGGCTGCGCGAGCTTGACCATCCGCATAGCGGAGTTCTGTCGCACACCAGCCGACATGCTGGGCAGCTTCTTCAACGGTTCGGTGCTATCGGGTGTCATGTGTCCGTCCTTTCAGACGCGGGTTGGTGTTCACCTGATGACATGGATGGCTTGTCTTAGTCGTCGATCCAGCACTCCACGATGATCCGCTCGTCTCCTGACGTGAAGGCGTCCGCTTGCGCGACATCGAAGAACAGGCCCCTCTTGAAGAAGTAGCCCGACTCGGTGCCGTCGGTGGCCGCCGTGGCGTTGATCGCCTCGTCGGCGCCGGGGCGACCGAGCAGAGAAGGCGCGAGGTCGGTGGCACTGTTGCTGCGAGTGAACAGAGTGGTTCCGTTGGTGCTGTCGGCCTTGATGAGCAGGTCGGTAGTGGCCGGCATGTTCTGGTAGTCGATCGCCAGCGCCGCGAGTGTTCCCGCGCCGCCGAGGTCCACCAAGCGCGTGACCGCACCGGACCCATCGGCGCCCGACTGGGATGTGAGGTCGAGCTTCACGTAGGTGCAGAGGCGGAACCAGAGGTCCACGTAGATGACCTCGGTGTCGGTACCGGACGAGATGGACGCGAAGACGCCGCCGCGGATGGGGAACCCACCGCCGAAGGCATCCGTCGCGGCCGTAGCACCACCGGCCTCATCCACGGCAGCCGTGCCGACAGGCAGCGGGGGGGTGGCCGGGACCGAGGAGATGTCGGCGTCGGTGAAGATCTGGACGCCGGCCGTGCTCTCAGCCTTGATGACCAACGCACCGGAGGTCGCCGCCACGGGGGCGCCGGCCTCGGAGTCGGTGGTGTTCTGCTTCCCGTAGGTGATGCCGACGAGGCGGCTGGGCGGGACCTTGATCGTGTCGGACGCCGTGGTGGTCGCACCGCCGCCGATCCCCGACCCACCGACCGTGAGCTGGATGCGACGATGGATGTAGCGCCGGTGGTGACGCGAAGACCACGGCCGGATGATGCCGGTGTTCGGTGTCGTGTATGCCATCTGAACCCTTCTTCACTGACAGGGGGCTAGCCGGGGTCCCGAAGGACCCCGGCTGAGCTTGGGCTACTTCTTCAGGGCCTCAGCGATCTCACGCCGGTGCTTCTCGACGACCTTCTCGAAGACGCGCTGCGCCTTCTCGTTGGCCGCGTTCTGCGCCAAACGCTCGTCCTGCTGCGCCTGCTTGATGCTGGTGGTCGCGTTCTCGTTAGCCATCGCTGGCCTCCTACTACGCGGCCGACTTCAGGGTTTGACCACGGGTGTCCGAGATCTCCACGAAGCCGTAGCACTGCGTCCCGACGAACTCGAGCGCACGCAGCGAGGCATCCCGCTGGGTCTCGATGCGCGGACCCCAGATCTCGTAGCAGCCGAGCGCCTGCTTGCTGGCGAACACGGCCCCACCGACGAGCGAAGAGGTCGTGACGACGAGCGAGGTCTGCCAGATCGGCAGGCCCATGACGGTCCCGAACATGCCCGAGTCACCGAACGGACGAACGAGGCCGTTGCTGGCGTCGCCCACCTGGTACGAGGCACCAGTGGTGGCGATGTCCACGCGGAGCTCGCCGGTCTGCTTCGGGTCGAGATAGCCCACGTAGGGGCCGGGGATGTCGCGCTGCTCGAGCGCCGAGACCGCGGCGAGCACGTCCACCTGCGTCAGCGTGGAAGCGGCCGTGGTGACGTTCGAGAAGTCGTCCATCAGCGCAGCGAGGTCGGTCTCCCACTTCTCGGCGACCGAACGCCCGACCATACCAGCGACCTCGGCGTAGAGGTCACCGGGATGGGTCTCGCGGATCAGGTCCGACACGTCCACACGGAAGCCAACCTCGGCCGCCGTCGCGGACTGCTGCGTGTCAGACAGGGCGGTGTTGGAGATGTCGGTGATGTCGTCGGACGGAGCCGTCGCCGCACCGGGGTCACCCCACAACGGGAACGAAGCGACGGTGGACGGGCCACCCGTCGCGAAACGCAGGAACTCGCGCGAGGTCATCGCGGGACGAAGCTCCTGCACCATCTGCGCCTCGACGATCTCCGCGAAGACAGAGTCGTCCAAGGCAGCCTTGCCGGTACCTGCCACTTACAACCTCCGAGAGGGTTCTATTGAGCGGAGCCGGGGAGCTTGGGCAAGCCGTGCCCCTGCTCCTTCAGCTTTCGGTACCTCTCGGGATCGGTCATCGCGACTTGCATCAGGTCGTCAAAGCCCAGCCCCGGAGAGGGCGCTGCTGTGTTTGACGGACCCGTTGCTGTGGCGGCGAGGGCTGCTTCGTCTACGGGCTGAGCCTCCGGCTCAGGTTCCGCCTCGACGTTCTCCACTGGTTCCGCTGGTGCCTGGCCCCGGAACGCCTTGAGCTTTTCCGCGTAGTCCTTCCACTCTTCTTGAGGGAGGCCCGACGGGATCAACCCGACGATCTCGGTGCCGTACTCGCCCTCGAGCCTCGTCCGAGACAGTTCGAGTCGAGCTTCTGCTGCATCGGCCTTCGCCTGATCGCGAGCAGCGAACGCCTTCTTCGCTTCCTCTTGCCAGTACGTCGTGCCGTCGTTGCTTTGCTGTACGGACTCTTCCGAGTCGAAGTCACTCATCTCAACCCTCCGGTTGCGATTAGCGTTTGAGCCGCTGATCTGCTGTCCGGAGAGTGCTGGGTGCGTCTAGGGCGAAACGCGCTCCTTGCCGGTCCAGTCGATCTCCTGCCAGGACCGCTTGACCGTCTTCTTCTGCCAGGGCTTCGCCCAGCCGGGCGCGCGGGATCGCTGGATGACGGGTTCCGTCGGCTTGTTCGCCATCTCGAACGCTTCCGACTCGGCGAAGAGGGTCGCCATCACCATGTCTCGGGTCAGATGCTTGATGCTGCGGCCCTCTTCGTCGGTTCGCCAGCGTGCGAGCTGGTCGATGTACTCATCCACCCGCCTGCGCTCCTCGACCGTGCCGCCGTAGGGCAGGACGACCATGCCTTCGTCGAACAGGCGGCCGATCGTGGTGATGTCGTAGTTCGACTGGATGGCCCGCCCACCCGTGCCGGTGACGGTCTGGTAGATCTTGTAGCGCGCGCCCGTGGAGGTCACCTGCCGGGTGAAATACGGCTCGTTCGTCATCGACTTCTGCGTGTTGTTCCCCTCCACGATGACCTGGCGGACGGGCTTGTAGGCGTTACAGAACTCGACGATCTGGTCGGTCACGTTGTTCCAGGTCCGCATCCCCGTCTTGTTGAACACGTCGATGAGGTACCGCTGCTTGCTCTTGCGGTCGAGCCCCCAAGCGACGATCGCGCAGTATCCCGAGGCGGCCTGCGCCGGGTCACAGCCGATGAACACGTCGCTGACGTTCAGCGGCACCTCACCGAGCTTGAAGTTCTCGTCGCGGGCGGCCTCTAGGGCGTCTCGCTGGAACGTCATCCCCTCGAACGATTCCTCGTCCTGCATCCAGGTGTAATGCCAGACCTGGGGGCCGACCTCCTTCTTCTTCTTCATCAGGGCCTCGAAGGTCCACGTCTCGGGGCACAGCACCTCCCGCTCGTCCTCGTTCAAGATCGCGGGGTAGGCCACGAACTCGAACTCGTCTCCGAGCTCGCGGATGATGAGGTGAGCGAAGTCATCCGGGGCGAAGAAGTTCGCCAGCACAACGACCTGCTGGTAGTCGTAGACGCGTCCGAACACGACCGCCTGGAACCAGGTCATCAACCGTTGCCCGTCGGCCGGCGAGACGAACGCGATGGTCGGGTCCTGCACATCGTCCAGGATGATGCGGTCGGCACGGATGCCCTGTACCTGGCCGCCGGCGCCGACGGCCTGCATCGTGAAGTCCTTCTCCCCGCCCTTAGAGCCGAGCACCTTGAATGCCTCAGCCCCCCACTTCTCCCCCGACCCGTGCTTGCGTGTGTCGGGCTTGAACGGCTCATCGGGGAACCATTCGCAGATGGGGCAGATGATGGGGTCGTCCCCCTGCTCGACCAGCAGGTCGCGGAGGTTGTGGTAGTAGTCGTGATCCAGACGCTCCTGCACCGCGGCGATGAGCTTCTTCGCCTCGCCCTGGTTCTTCTGGATCGCCGTGATGCGGAACTCGCGGTCGTTCATGATGTCCCACACCGAACGCTCGATGGACCACATCGTCGTCTTGATGTGCGCGGGAGGCAGCACGACCTCGAGCCGCTTGGAGCTCTCGAGCTTCGCGTTGGAGTCTCGCTGGTAGAACGAGTTGCGGGCGCGCACCACGGTCCACTGCCCGGTCGCCTCATGCTTGCCCTGTCGCCGGTCCATGTAGGCACAGCAGAGCTCCCGGAAGGTCAGGAAGTCGGGGAACACCCCGGTGGCCCGAACCGCGCCCTGGCGCTTGGCGTCGGCGTAGCGCGCCTGGAAGTCCTTGTTCATCCAGGAGAACTTGTTCCGGTACAGCCACTTCTTCGGCGTGGTGTGCCCGATGCCGACGATATCGCACGCCTCTTCCCACGACTTGCCGGCGGCGATCTCCTTCAGCCAGGCCGCCCGGCGCATCTCGGCGCCCTCGGGAGACCGGTCCTCGTTGAAGATGTGGCTAGACACAACCAAGCAATAGGCGTAGCGTCTAGGGCGATGGGACGTACCCTCCGTTCCTCGCTGATACGCTGCGGCCACGCCGGCTGCCCCCACCTACTCACCAACGTCCGCGCCTGGATCCTCCACCTCACGACCAAGCACGGCCTCACCGCAGACCAAGCACTGCTCGTCTTGTACAACCGGGTGATCGACTACATCGAAGACGATGACCTGTACTGAGCTGCCAGAGGGCACCCTCCTCTCGGTCCTGCAGGCAGCTCGAGGGGGGAAGCGGGCTACAAAAACCCCGGCCATCCTTCGGGGGAAGCTGGCCGGGGTCTCCCCCTTCAGGAATCCTCTAGAGTGACCTTGACGTAGGGTGTAGGATGGAAGGCAGGACGGAGAGGATGTCTTCTACCAGGTCCGGGCCGTAAGGCCCGCTGGGTTCTTCGGTTCTCTGTGGATCAGAGATTTTTCTGGGGGTTAGATATATACCAGGGTGGGCTCGACCTACTGACCCCGGTCGGTGGCACCCCCCGCCCCCGCGTGATCGCGTGGGATGCAGGGATACCGGGCCGCCGGCGGAGAGAGGGGTAGCAAGGGGTAGACCCACACCCCACCCTAGATCGTAGCTAGGTGCTGTTATCTTGAGTGATACAGACACACACCTAGCGCAACAGTGTTGCTGTCTCCGCAACTCTGGTTAGCCACATGATGCGTAACCAGGTAGTTCACTACCGCACGGTAGACAACAGGCAGGCGCTTACCGCTGGGATCGGGGCACACCTCAGCCCCTCACCTATGGGAGCGTGAGAGGCTGAGGTTGGATGCTATCGGTAGGACGCTACGCGGGAGCCCTGCTCGAGGTACGTGAGATCGTCCCTGTGGCTCGCGTACGTGGTGGCGGTAGCGACGCCGGCGAGCGTGAGCGTGTGGAGCGCGTAGCCTAGCTCGAGCGCTCGAGCCAATGTCGGGAGCGGAATCTCTTCACCGCGGAGGTTGCGTCCGTAGCCTTCCCTTGTCTCCTTCATCTCTCACGCCTCCTTAGAAGTGTTGGAGTAGGGGTCAGATGCGCGACCGCAGCGTTCACACCAATCCACGAAGCGAACACGGCCTCGCTTGTCGATCGTCTCGAGCTCGCGCCACCTAGGGTCGGCGCAGTGACAGTCGCCCGGAGTGATGACAACCTGCGCCCTCATGACTCTCTCTCCTTACTCAAGTCGTAGGATCGCGAAACCGCCTCTCTGCGATCCCCTGCCTGGACGATTCCAAGCACGTCCATCTCGCGATCCCGCAGGTCCCTCATCGCGTTTTGGGCAAAAGTAGGATCCTGAAACGGCCCTACCGCACGACGGCCGCCGGGGATCGAGATCACGACGTACAGGCGTTCACGGCCGGTCATCGTTCGTTCCCCCCCTTACTCAGGTCGCAGATCCTTTGGACTTGTGCCCTTGAGAGACCTGTTGCCTTGGCGAGCTCGTGGAAGCTTGCGCCGGCATCGTGGGCCCTGCGGATGATGGAATCCCTGGCTACGAGCTGGCCGGAGTGTTCGGCCCTGCGCTGTTCGGCTAGGTAGGCGTTCTCGCCGGCCAGGATGAGCAGCATCTCGCGGCTGATCGTCTCAGGCATCCTGCGCCACCTCTTCCCCGTTGGCCATGGCCACGATGGCCTCCTGATTGCGCTCTAAGCTTGGCTCCATCGCCGCAGCGGTGTCGATCACCTTCGTGACCTGTTCGTAGCGCTCACGGTTCGGGCGCTCATCGCCAATGGCTAGCGTCCAGAACTCGTCTGGATCGAAAGCCGCGCTCAAGAGCTCATCGGCCACCATGCCGCCGATGCTGCGGGGCTCACGGATGCCGCGCTCGTAGTCGTGCTGCGAGCCATAGGCCAGCGTTTCGTACTCTGGCCCGCACTCATCGTCTACCGTGACCTTGTAGACGAAGCACCGCAGGCCATCGCTCCACGGCTGGACACCTTCGCCGGCATCCTCAACCGTGATCGTGAGCCCGTCGAGCTCGTACCTGTTCATGGGTTGGCCTCCTTCCTGGTCGTGTGCCTTACCCATGAGAGCATCATCGGCCCTGTACCGTACAGAGTCAAGTAGTCGCTAGAACTTTCCTTGAGAATCTTTCCGCACGACAATCCTGGTATGGCTACCCGGATCATGCTCGAGATCGCCCGATGGCGGGATCGTCGCGCCGAGCGGTACCTGCGCCCGTTTATCGTGCCAGGGCGTGTGAGGCCCTGAGAACGTCGAGAATCCCCTGAAAACTGCCTGGTTCAATCTCGTCCAGGCGGCCACCTAAACGGCCTTAGCGTTGCTCTGAGGGCTTTCTATGGGGTATTCCTGAAGCTATGGGGTGCCGGGGATCGACCAGGCGACCTTCAGGGCCTCTTGCACGCACTTATCCCCGAACTTACTCTGAGGTTTTACAGCTCGACCTGAACGTCGCCTACGTCTTTGAGGTGTATCGGGCGGCGCTGTCTAGACAGCTCGGGGGACCGACGTTCATGGCGCGCCTCAACGTCTCGGCGGTATTGCCCCCATGCTCTTACCTCAGCCGAATCGGCCCGAACACTCATCATTAGTAGCAGGAACACCGACGCGCTTCGCGTTCGCCGTCGTCGCATAGCGGGCACTGGTCGATGCAGTAGATGTGCAAGCATCGGACGTGCTCATGCGGTGGGACCCGCACGGTTCCGTCCACCATGTAGTCCACGTAGTTGCCGCAAGACGTGTGATAGCTCATAGCTCTACTTGTACATCTCCGACATCCACCTTCCAAACTACGGTGTCGCCTTCGAGGATGATGCCACCGATCGTGCCGGAGCCGCCCACGATGCTTACTTCGCTGCCTCGGCCCATGTCCTCGCGCTTCAGGAGCTCTGCGGTCTGTTCTGCCGGCAAGAGCACCTTGCGTACGTGACTGAGGCTCAGTGCTCCGTCCTTGGGCTTTCTGATCTTCGGTGGTTGGAACAGCTCTAGTTGCTCGAGCTTCACGATCTCTGCTTCTTGTGCGCTCATGACGCCTCCTTGGGCTTAGGCTTGTCAAAGCCGGTGTATCGCTTCGTGTTGTCTCGGCGCTGCACGTCTGAGTACATCTGACCGACCATCCACCAGATAGCCCAGAGCTGGTTCTTGTCGTACTTCTCAAGCCGCGAAAGCTCTGCTTCCTCGTAAAGGGCCTTCTTCTGTTCGACGGACAGATAGACGAGACCGCCTTCCTCCTTGGGCTTGGTCACGATGCCTCCAACAACTCGTCGGCCCATTCGTCCACGGGCTTACACCCGCGACACTGGGGGATGATGCACTCGCCCTCGTCGTTCAGGGCTGCGTGCTTTATCCGCTTGGCGTGTCGCTCGTGGGGCAGGAATCCTCCCCAGATCCCCACGGGCGGGGTGAAGGATGCGGTGAACGGCTTGGTCTCGAGGAACACCTTGTTGCTGGCTCGCTTCCAGTGCCTCGTCTTGGTGCAGCCAGGGGGGCAGGTGTCGTCGTGCTCCTTGCGTGGGTTCGGCGCCCAGTCGCTTCGGATCATGGTTGCCACGCCGAGCTCGATCGCGCTCGCCCGTTCCATGCTGAGCGCATAGACCAGACACTCCCTGCGTACCGGGCAGCCGGCGCAGACCCGTCGTCCTGTTGCCCAGGCCCAGGGTTCATCCCTTGAGCCGGGGTCCTTGAAGAACAGGGATTGCGGGTAGCTGTGACATGCCGCTCGTTCCGCCCATGACTGGTCGTACTGCACCTACTTCGATCCCTCCCCTGTCTCTGGGGTGGCCGATTGAGATATGCTGGATAGCGTTAGCGACCCGCGCAGCCTTTGCGCACCTTCGAACGCCGCCATGATGCGCTCGCGCCCGACAGGATTCGCGGAGTGACAATCCATCCGCCAGGGCAGCAGGGCGGGATGCATCTCCAACCACGCAGCAACCTCGTAGCCATCACGCCCGTCGCCAAGGTCGTGGTCGAGTGAAAGCTCGGTCACCCAGCCTGTCCGCAGCACGTCGATGGCAGCAGCAGCGGACCTCGCCACGATCCATGACGTGTCAGGCGGCTCCCTCATGTCGTCAACCCACAGCTTCATTCCTGATCCCCTGTCTCTGGGGTGGATAGGGC